TAGCTCCGCCCCGAGGCTGAATGTCCCTGCCGCCGTGACTGTTCTCGTCCCTGCCGCGTTCGTCAGCCGCACCGTGACCAGCGCACCGCTTGCAACTTTCTCTTCCGTTATGCCGACCGAGTACTCGCCCGCATCGGCATAAACGACCGTCCCGGCGCTTAACTTGACGCGCCTGAATGCCTCGAGCGCCTCGCCGGCCGTGAATGTCATTGTATTGCCTTCTCGCATTATTTTGCTCCTTTATCTGTCAATCACAGAGATTGATTTTTAATACCTGTTTAAAATCCGCCTTTTATTCCGTCACCTTTTCCGTTTTTGCTGCCTGTGGATTTTCCTTTAAGATTTCCTCTGCCGCCTGCGCGTATGTGCATTTCTTTTGGTACATCCGCAGCCTGACTTTATCCACCAGTTCGCCCGGTACCGTCAATTTGTCCGCCATATTTATGCTCCTTTTCTTGAATTTATATTTTATTTTTTTACCTGTTCCGTTCCTGTCGTTTCCGCCGTTTTACTCCTCATCCCGGTCGTATTTTTTTACGTCCACTTTCCGATTGCTGCATTCCCGCCTGAACCTGTTAAACATCGCCGGGTCCTTTTTGCGGACCGCCTTTAATGCATCTGTCTGCGAGCATTTATGCTCCTCGGCGTAGTCTTTTACGGCCTGCATAAAGTCACCTTCTCCTGGTGCCGCGCCTTCCCCTCCCGCTGGTACCGCTGCAGCGCCTCCGCTCTTTCTGCCGCCATTTTTCTGCAGCTCCGCGTTCTGCCTTTTGAGCTCGGCGTTTCTCGCCTTCAGAACGTCTGCATAAGCGGCCTTCGCCTCCACCATGCTCGCCCTCGCCTCCGCCTGTTCGAGCACGAACGCCGGTTCATCAGGAAATGCTGCCTTCAGCTCGGCGATGGTTGCCGCTGAGTTTTGTGTTTCGCCCGCGGTGCCCGCGGCCGTCGATGTTCCTTTTTCTTCTGCCATATCTTTTCCTTTCGAATTATTGGCTGTTTTACTGCCGTTGATATTTTCGTTTATGACCTCATCTATAAGGCCCAACTCTTTCGCCTGTCCCGCGAGCCACACGCGGCCGTCCGCCAGTTTCTCCACCGCCTCAAGCGCCATCCCGCGGCCCGCCGCCACCGCCAGCTTGAAGTTGGCCGCCATCCCGTTGACGATCTCCTGAATCGCCGCGACCTGTGCCTCCGTTATCGGGACCCCTATCTCGCCCATCCCCTTGTGCTCGCCGCTTCGTATGATTACCTCCCTGACCCCGGCCAGCTCGAACATCTTCGATGAGTCCTCGTAGACTGTATATGTCCCTATCGAGCCTATCTCCGCATTTATATTGGCGGTTATCTTTTTCGCCTGGGACGCCAGCAGGTATGCGGCCGATGCCCCAAGGTCTTCTATAACTGCGCTGACCGGCTTGACCTCCGCCGCCGCTTTTATCGCGGCCGCCGCTTCCGAGGTGCCCGCGACCGTCCCGCCCGGTGAATTGACGTGCAGCAGTATGGAGCTGACAGCACTGCTGCCCACCGCCTCCGCGAGCTGCTGGATTATCTGGCCATAATCGGTCGTTTCTATCCCGAACCATGTCAGCCACGCCGGCGGGTCCTTCATCAGAACCCCGTGTATATTTACGATTGCGACCCCGCTTTCGACCCGCATGGCAGGCCTTTCCCTGTTTATCTCGACCGCCGCCAGTTTTGCGAACGATTCCTCACTTACCGAGAAAATCCTGCCCAGCAATGCCGCCCTCGCCCGCGGCTCCATCATCCACATTTCGCTGCGTATTTTTGCCGCTCTCGGATTAATCATCTTTTTTGTCCTCATCGTCTTTTTTGTTCGTCCGTCCTGTTTGGTACCCATCGTCATCAGACTGGTTTTCTTTTATAATTGTTTTTCCCGCCCCCGGCGGCATGATCCCCGCGAAATGCTGCCACGGCACCTCGATGCCGGTTTCTTTTTTTAATCTCTTCGACCGCTCTATCGCGTCCTTTATCTCTTTTTCCCGCTCGTCCATCTCGTCTTCGCGGTCGGCGCCGAGCGATTTGAGCGCCTTCTGTTGGAGGGTAAGCCCTCTGTCCAGCTTCTCGCCCCAGGCGAGCGCCTCCTTTAGCTGGTCTATCCACGGAAAGGTCGGCTTAATCCAGTCGTGGTCGAAGATGGTCTCCGTCTCTTTTATGTACCCATCTTCTATCTCTCCCGTCAGCCACCATTCGTACACCGGCGTCAGGAAAAAGTCGGCCAGCTCGAACTGCCATCCCATGAATGTGACAAACGCCTGCTCGAGCACCGCACGGGACTGTGAGTAATTGCTCTTCGTCCAGTCCAGCAGTATCACCTCGAGCGGCAGCCCCAGCGGCAGTCCCAGCAGCCGCAGGAACATTATCAGCGACTCCGAGAAATTCTTGCCCGGCAGGTTCCGTTCGATCCCTTTTATCTGGTCGCCGGGCGACCCGTGGAAAATGATTGCGTAGTCGAGCTCGGTTAGCCGCGTGGACAGCTCGCTGTCCCCTGTCTTTTTATTGGGGTTAGTCTTGCTCTCAAGGTAGCCGAGTTCCTTGCCCTGCTCTCTGGTCACCGAGACCGCGAGCCGTGCCAGCAGTTGCCATGCGATCGCCTCCGAATCACAGACATCGTTGATCCTGTGCAGCATCGGAAAAGATGCCTGGCACGGTGGAACGCCCCTTATCGAGCTCGGCCGCTCCGGCTCCGTCAGGAAAAGAAAATCGTCGGGAGAATATCTTTTTATCGTCCTCCGGTCGATTGCCCCGTTTATATTGTATCCACCCACCCAGAAACCGGTCGGAACGCCGAAAGTGTCCTTGTCGATGCCATCGTCCGCGTAGTTCTTTTTGCCGGCTATCTGCTCGCTTTCGATGAGTTGTATTTTTTTCCGGTCTGTCTTTATCACGCCCGTATCACCTACGGTCAGCAGCTCCTCGCATATCATCTTCTCGCATTTCCGGCCCGACAGGATATTCCTGATTTCGGGCCTCTTCCAGAAGACCCTCCATCTCTTCTCGATCTTGCTATTGGCGGCATTGTCCCCTGTTTTGGCCTGCAGCGTAAAGCCGTTACCGACTATATAGCCGGTCGATCGGCTGAGCATTCCTTTATAGATGGGGTTGTCGCGTTTGAATTCCCGCGACTGGTTCTGCAGCGGCAGCCGATGATATCTCATGTGTGCTTCGCCTGATGCCGCGGTCGATATGCGGCCCTCGCGGCCGGCGATTGTCGCCGAGCGGTACCCCAGTGCGCTATACGTGCCCTTTGAAAGATACACATCGAGTTTTCTCACCCGTTCTGCCATTACGTTCTCGGGACCCCCTGTGTAAACGTCACAAATTTAGCTGCACTGCCCGCGATTCTGACATACGCCTCGAGCCTGCTCCTCTGCTCGGCCAGTGATTCGTACTCCTGCGACCTCTCACCGTGTGTGAATCGCGAAGGTCTGTTGGCCAGCAGCCACCGAACCGCCTCGAGTTCGAGGACCGCTTTCGCCACATCCCCTTCCCACGCGAGGTTATCGTTATATTGTGCCAGGACCTGTGTCCTCGTCGATGCGCTTGTTATTGCCATCTTGAAAACCCAAATAAAAAAGCGGCTGGTAGTTATGCAGGCTCCTACCAGCCGCTTTAAAATTTCTTTCGCCCGCCCAGTGATCAGCTGTGCGGTCCTTATTGATTTTTAATTACTTAAAATCTACCCACTATATACGGCAGGTCAATGCGAAAAATTGCAAAATATGGTGTGTACAGTGATATTTCTTACAAACTTGTAAAAAATGTTATGTGTTCATGGTTTTTTGTTCGTTGTTTGGTAATAAAAAACTTAACTTATCTATATTCTCAATTTCCTCAAGAATCGCCTTAACTGGATATTTTTTCAGGGCCGCCAATCTGCTTGCTTTTTTTAATCCGGCGAGATAGCCATTTTTAGCTGCATATTTTTCTTCTTGGTCGTTATATCCTTTTCCTACTTTTTTCCACCATTTTTCAAAACTATTCATCGTTTCTGGATTTGTTTTTGAATCTAACACATTGATTCGTTGTCCCCTTAACGTGACCTTTTCGATTATATACCGCCCACCTTTTTTTGCTTTCACCTTCTTTGTTGTTAGTGCTTTTACTCCTCCTTTATTAAGAACGACCATCTGGCCTGCCTTAATTGTTTTACCGGAAGTATTTTTATATCGTTTCATTTTTCAACCTTTCAGTTTTTTTATCTCCGCCCGAAAATCAATCTTCATATAACGCACTCCCTTGCGGGTTTGTCTGCCCGCCATCTGATAAATCGCGGATGTCTCAATCTGCCCCGACTGGCCATAAATTGCACCCGCACCTATATTTTCGCTCCTCTTACCGCATATTTATGCCTGCATATTCCCCTCCGGCATCGTCGATACTGCACGGCACCCTGCGTACTGGTCGCAACAGTATCTGTCGTGCCGCATCGCGGACACCTCGATTTCGTGGGAAATACGTAGATCACCCCGGCTTTCTGCTGCCGCTGTATGTCCACGGCAGGGATCTGTGCCTGCGGCCCCGCATCCGGAGATTGCACCTGCGGTATTTGTTTTTGTTTTGCCATAATCTGTCCTTTCTGAAATTATAAAAAAATAAATTAATATTTTGTCCGTATTTTTCTCGCACCCATTCGCTCCGTCACCATCTTTTTAGCGGCGGCTGCTGCGGCAGCCGCCTTTACCGGGTCCCTCAGCATCGTAGCGCCGGCCAGTTCGGCGGCGAAGGTCGCGTAGACCGCGCAGTCCCACAGGTGGTTCGGTGCGCCCTCCGCCTTCGGCATCCATCCCTTTCGCGGCCTCTTGCCCTTTTTATACACCGTTTTCTTCTCTTCCGATGTCAGATGCCTGATTACCTCTGCGCTTGTGTCCTTGTGGAGGTGAAAGAACCCTGCGCCGGGCGTCTTCGATTCGTAAAATAGTCTGTACAATTTGTCCTTCAGCCGATTTACGTTGAGGTCAAACCTCTTCAGCCCGCCTTCGTCGCCTGCCCGGTGACTGCCTTTGACGCCATCATCGCCGCGCACCGGCACTATGGGCAGCTCCGTGCACTGCCTGCAGAAGTCCAGCACAACTTCCTTGCGATAATTGCAGTCGATTGCTATCCGGGCCAGTCCCATCATCTCATCGGGATTGTCTTTTAGCGGCCAGTAGACCGCGAGCTGCTGACGCAGACAATCGTAATTATTCAGCTCCCTCGTGTCACCAGATTCTATCCGTGCCTCGTAGATGCTCCAGCATTCTGACAGCCAGCCCCAGCCGACCACCAGCAGCCAGAAATGATCATCGTGTACATCGACGCCCGCCGTCAGCATCTGCACGCCGGCAGGAACAATCTCCTGCAGGTACTCGCCTATATGGGCCGTGATTACCGACTCCTCCGTGACGGCTTCTTTCTCCTGCCATTCGAGCCCGCAACGTTTGTTATAAAAGCTCTGTTTCGGCTGCCTGTACCCCGCCTTCCACGCGATGTCCGCCCTCGCCCACTCGTAAGCCAACCTGGCCATCGTCATAAAGCCGGGGTATACCATGAAGGCCGATGCATGGTAGCCGCGTTTGGGATTGCTGAATATTTTGCCCGTGATTTTACCTGCCCCGTCGACGCGGCAGTCCTGCGGGGCCCAGACCCCCGCCTGAGATGCCTGCCACCGCTGCATTTCTGTCCATTTTTTTTCGCATACCGGGCAGACATAATGTGCACAGTCGCCCTGCAGATAGTCGCGAGGCCGCAGCAGTCCGCCCGCCGAGTCCTTGTCGAGCCGGACATATTCCCACGCCGGCACATGCCTCTGCCCGCAAAGAGGACACCTAACCCAGTACTCCCTCTGGTCCGTGTCACTGTACTCGATATCGAATATGTCGCCAGCCAGTATCGGGGTCGACAGTGCAAATATCTTCGAGCGGTCCGGGAACGTGGTCACGCGGTCGCGGGCGCTCTCGATTGCGCCCGCCTCGCCGCCCACCTCACCTTTGTATTTCGCGACCTCATCGAGTATTATCCGGCACAGCGATACCGATGCCATCTCGGCCGCCGAGCCGGCCCACATCAGGAACAGGAACATATTGTCAAGTTCCGTCTCCTGGCCGGTCCTGAACTTCTCGATATCACCTGCAGGCAGGTGCCGTATAAGCGATGGAGTCGAGCTGAACAGCTGCTTTAATCTCGTCCTCACGAATTTTTTCAGACTGCTCTCAGTCGGGAACACCACGCCCATCGGGCACGGGTCCTCGTCGACCGTCTGGCCTATGAAGTTCTCGCCTATCGATGTCCCGGCGCCCTGCACGTTCTTCTTCAGCCACACCTCGCGGACCGTGTTGTCGGAAAGCGCCTGCATTATTTCGACGGCGAACGGCACGTACTCGTGCGACCAGGGGCCGGCTATCTTCGATGTTTTCTTCGATAGTATCCGCCTCTGAAGCGCCCACTGGTCGACCGATAGCCGCGGACGAGGCCTCAGTATGTCCAGTTCCGCTTGCTGGACCGGCAGCGGCCGCTTTATACATAGGGGTGTAGATAATCTCAATTTTGGAGTTTTAATTTTCATTCTATTTTTGCTGCATCTTTCGGCAGTTTGATAATCCGATATTGATAATTAATACCTAAATTCATCTCCGGTATCTGCGCAAACTGCCGAACAATCTCGAAGGTATTGCTATAAATTTTAAAGAGGAAAGACCCTCTTAAAAAATCATATTGAACCCCCAATACCACTGCGTCCGGCGGCAGGATATTGGAGAAGTCCGGCAATCTTACACATTCGTTTTTGTATAAGCCGGAAACCATCTCTAAAATTATCTACTGGTCGATATAAAGCAGTTTGAATCTTCTCTCTAATTTAATTTCTGTCATTTTTTCTCCTTTTTTTTGCTTTTTGCTATTTGATATCTTTCAAACTCTCCAATAACCCCATAAACTGTTTTTCCACATCTTCGGGCAGATGAAGTTGCTCAGGGACCTGTGTCTGCGATTCGAGCAATTGGTCGAAAAGGCTGTTCAATATCTCCGCGACCCGCTCCAGCGGCTGGTTCGCCGCCTCGGCCGCCGCCCCGCCCGACCTGTGGGCATACACATCGACAAGTTTCTGGACACGCGCTGCCAGACCCGCCAGCACCTCGCCCCTGTCGAGCAGATGGTGCATCTGCTCATCGATGTGCATCCTGAGCTGGCGCAGTTTCTGCTCTCTCATTGGGTCTACCTCTTTATTTTTGACCGCCAGCTTCTCTGTTATATATTTTTCGTACCAGCCGAAAAATTTCGAAAGCAGAAACGTGCCATCGTCCTCACGCGGCAGCCCGCGTCTGATCCAGAAATAAATAGTTCTTCTGCCCTTACCCGTGACCTCTATGAGCTGATTTAACGACACCCCATTAAAATCTCTGCCCGGCTTGTCCGCGAACCGCTGCCTGATGATCTCCTCGACCCTTGCGGACACGGCGTCCTCAAGCGCCTGTTTCACACGGGGGTATTTTTCAAGGTCGAAACTATCGGCGAACCGGCCATCCAGTTCCGCAAGTTTCCTCAGCTCATCCGCAATCCCACCAAACTCGTCCCGTCCTTTCGGGGGTAACTTGCTTTTAGGCCGGCGGGCGCCGGCCCGGCTGCTTTTATTTGCCGGTTGTTTATTCATCGTTTTTTCAAGTTCTTCCAGCTCCATCATCTCCGGTCGGCTCAGGTGCCTGTTATCTCTGACTTTTGTCAGCAGGTACAGATGCCGCTGCTTCCGGGCGATTTCGACCGGGTCAGGAGCGATTTTGTTCAATCAATCCTGTTCTTTCTCCGATAGTTTCAATATCCCTGCGAAAACACCGATGCGAAAAATTGTCCTGTCGGCTGTAACCGGCGGGCAGGCGGTCAACCGATAGTTTCCGCCCGCATCGGTCTTTCTCAAATCTTAAATTTCAAATCCGTTTCGCCTTTTTACCCGTCCACAGTTCCCAGCGTTTGACCGCTACATCGCAGAAAACCGGCTCCATCTCCATCGCAAAGCATCTTCTCTCCAGTTTCTCCGCCGCTATGATCTGCGAGCCGGACCCGCTGAATGGTTCATAGCAGATCTCCCCGGGCTTTGTGTGCATCCTCATCGGGATTGCGAACACCTCGACCGGCTTGACAGTTGGGTGCTCGATGTTGCCCTTGCGTTTCTTGCCCTCCCAGTCCAGCTCCCATACATCTGTGTAATATTCCGGCGTGGTCGGATCTCCTTTTTTGACCCATCCTATCGGCCAGACCGTTCCGGGGTCATGATGTCTGGCGTTTTTAGTGGGATTTGTTTTGCCGCCTTTTCGCCAAATAAGAAAACACGGTTCGTGCCTGAACGCGTAAAAAGCAAACCCCAGAACAACACACGGCTTGACCCATATTATCGTTTGATGCACAAAAAGTCCGAGCTCCTCGACCAATTGTCTTATCATCACGTCCCGCTTGTCTGCATGCCATAGATAAACCGGTGCTCTCTGTATCGTATATTTCAGACCTGCCACCATAAAATTCTTCATAAACGCTTTCGCATCTTTGATGTCCGTCTCGTGATATATGTTCGACCAGTCCTTTTTCTTTTTAACAGGCCTGTTTTTGCCCGTGTAATCAACGCAGTAAGGCGGGTCCGTGGCGAACAGGCCTGCCCTTTCCCTGCCCATCAGCCTGGCGATGTCGGCCTCGTTCGTGCTGTCCCCGCATAACAGCCGATGCCCTCCGAGCTGCCACAAATCCCCTGTTTTTGTGGTTGCTTTTTTGGGCGGTTCGGGTATTTCATCATCGAGTATATTGCCGGCTTTTTCGTCCCCGCCCATCGATTCCCGCAGCTCACCTATTCTCAAAGTCAAATAAACATCATCGTTTATATTTTTGCGCATTGAGTCTATATACGCCGCCAGGTTCTTTACAAATTCCCCCTGAATAAGCGGGTTATTGAGCGACAGGTTCAGCAGTTTTTCATCGGCAGCACTTAAATCGACCGTTATACAGATCGCTTCTTTTGTCTTCGCCGCATTCAGCACCTTGTACCGCTGGTTCCCGCCGACGATTGTATTGGCGCCGTTTCGGACATTGACGATAATCGGCTCGACTACTCCGAACCGCTCTATCGACGCCGCCAGTCCCTGCAGGGCCTCATCGGTAATTGTCCTCGGATTATACTTCGCCGGCCGCAGCTCCGAGAGCTTGAATCGTTTAATCTGCGGCTCGATTTGTTTGTTTTTGCTCATTTTCTTTTCTCCAGTCATTCGGTTCACCTCTCGCCATTTTACATTGTTCATTACCCGCCAGAAAAGTTACGCATTTATAAGGCCTCGTCGGATAAATTGAGCAGCGATTATTTTTGAGAAACGGGCACGGTGATGGTAAAACCCCGACAAGCTCCCATTCGTCTCTGCCTTTTAGCTTTGGAAAATGCGGCTTTAGTTTCGGCTCTCTCAAGATATCGTGCATATCAAACTCAATTATCAGTCCTGAGCAGCACCTTCCGCATCGTTTACATTCACTCATTCAAACATCGCTTTCTGACCTTGCCTTGCCTTGGCATAGGATACTCCCGTATCAACTGACTTTAATCTTTCCCGGGCCATCTCGCAGTATTTCTGTTCAATATCTATGCCAATAAATGGTCTGCCAAACTTTTTTGACGCAACACAGATGCTACCCGACCCACAAAAGGGGTCTAAAATAAGTTCATCTTCATCGGTCCAGTTTTTTATACACCACAGCATTTGTATCATGCTTCTTTCACACGGATGTGTTGTTTCTCTCTTCGCATGCGATACCGATACAGTACATTCTCCGCCTAAAATATGCCGACCTTCAATTGGTTTAGGGAGATCTCCAAAAACATAAACATAATCATTTCCGCCCAATAATCTTCCGGCATAGTTCGGCTTTTGATATCTCATATTACAAACTCTGATAAATGGCATATTAAGATGATGCAAAAGTCCCGGATTGGTACCATAGCCCAAAATTATCAAAGCTCGATGACATATTCTTTTAATCTCTTCCGCTGCTTCTGCGAATATTTTTTCGGCATTTTTCCACAATTTACAATTAGGCCAAGGAGGATCAGTAACAATAACATCAATCGATTTATCAGGTAAATCCTTCATAACTTCTATGCAGTTTCCGCATATAATTTGATTTGTTAGCAATTTACTCGTTCTTTTTTCTGTCTTTTCTGCTTTCATAATTTCCATACATCTGCCCGATGGACTCCGCCTCCGCCTTCGTGTACCTGCGGTCCTCCTTTAATATCCGCTTCGCTGCCGCCTTGTCCGCCGAAAGAGGTATCGCATCTGCATCGAGCAGCTCTTTCAGCTTCTCTCTCAGGTCTGATGTTTCTTCGTTGCCCACGAAACCGGGTGGAATTCTTTCATCCATCCCCTCCGGGCCTGCCGAAGGGCCTGTCTGACAATACAGCGGCAGTGTCTTCTCCTGCAGCCGTTTCTCTAATTCTTTAACGCTTGCCATCTCAATTTCCTCGCTATCCTATTCAGGCAGTTGGTTCGCCATTGTCCGCGGGTTTAACACTTCATTTATCCTGTCGGTTATTCTTTCTGCCTGCATCCGTAATGGCCAATGCTTCTCGCGATATTTATTCACTAACAGAGCCAACCAAATTGTCCATTTAGGGCCTCGTAAGGTTTCAGGTATGACATATAAAGCTAATCCCCCACCAACAGCACCGGCGTCATATCCTTGAAGTCGCTCGAGTATTTCTAAAACATTTTCTGCTTTTAACATTTTTCTATCTCCTTCAGTTTCCCTTCTACTCCCACAACTCATCAACGTGTTCTTTGCGGTTTAATTCCTAAAAACGAGCTTCCGTAAAAGTTTATATGCCATTGTCCGCAATTCGGGCACTGGTTCGCCTTCTCCTCGCTTGACCAGCCGTGCCCGCACATCTCGCATTGGTGCGAATACATCACAACCTCCTGCTGTTTTTGTTTTTCCTTTCTTTGATGGGCCAGTAATATAGGAACACCTCTCGCTAATATTTCAATAATCTTAAAATTCGTATCGCTCACACACATATTTCAATCTTCCTTTTCAACAGGGACTTTTGGGGCAAATTCATATCGTCCGTTTTCCAATTCCCGATACATCTTTTTCGGCAGCAGGATAGTAAGCTGTTTTACCGTCGAGCTGCATATAACGGGTATGCCCTCAAATCTCATCTTCGCCAGTTCCGCCAATATGGTCTCTTTATGTTCCGTTTCGAGTTTTGCTGTAACCTCAGACAATTTTCCTAAATCCACCCTGGGCTGCTCACTGAATTGCACGCTGGTATAAGCCGGCGCGTTCATGTATTCATCGAGCCGAAGCATATATTCCTCCGTACGTTGTTTTGAATCTCTCGTCTCGATTGCGCCTGTCCACGGCCATATAGTCACATCTTTATCCGGCGGGGCGGGTGGCGGCTTGGTTATATCGAACGGCTCTTTATAAAATTTAAACTCCATTTTTTCACCTCACTATCTTTTTCCACGATTACCTTTGCAGTTTCTCCACCTGCCGCTGTGAAAGTTATATGTCCCGTGTATCCCCCGTGCCCGGCTTTTGAATCCCGACCAGTAGCCCATTCTCCGCGCTGATACCGCGCACGGCTTTCTACTGGAAACCGCCGATGCAGGCCTCCAGTACAGCAGGCAGTATTCATATTCGCCGAGCCACCCGAACCAGCACCAGCCGAACACAGCGCCCAAGCTCCTCGGCAATTCCGTCATCGACACCGCCCAGCCCTGCCAGAAAATCCTGCCGATATACTCACTAACCGTTATTCCCTTTCGTTTGCTCATTGCCTCCCTGCCTTTTCAAATCTCCATTCTTCTATTTTGAGCTCGCAGCTCCCGCCGCCCACCAGCCGTTTATTGCTTTTGTTGCAGACAAAGGGATTGCATCTGTGCGGCTTGCCCGTGAATTTATCGAACGCCAGAAACCGCTCACCTTCTTTGGGTATATAATTTTCTCTCATTGCGTCCCCGCATTAAAACATTTCTCCGTTTCTAAAATTCTGTTCATCCTGCGAGTCATGTATTTCCAATCGACTCTGCTGCATAAACATCCTCTTTCGTTGTAATATAAATCTGTCCCGAAATACCCATCGATGCATTTGTAACAATACCAATATGTCACATAAGCATCAGCAGCATCATCGTGTGATACCGACGAGATAACCTCACCTTCTTCAAAAACCCGTCCACAACCCCTGCATGGTTTCCATTCTTTGCCAGTCGCTATAACTTGAGAAAATATGTTCATTGCGTATGCCCTAAACAATTTTTGAGTTCATCCCCAAGGCCCGGCTCCAATTCATTTAACTGCTCAAAACTTGTGATTGGCCCTGGCGGATGGCATACTGTGTAAGGGTTCGGCGGGCCGCCGAACCCTCTCCGCTTTCCGCTCTTGATTTCATCGAGTTCCAGTTGATCATAAGGATTTTTGCCTCCCGACTTTATCTTATGTTTAAACGGCAAATTCCAGTTTTCGATAATTAAGTCCCAGCTGATTTCATCGGGCATCGCATCAGCCATACCGGCCCGCATTATTTCCTCGAATTGCTTTTGTACATGCGGATAGACCAGTGCCTTCGGCCCGGACTCCGCCAGAATCACATTGACCGGATAAGTATTTCTTAGCCAGTCATGAACAGCGCAATTAACACATAGCCCCTTTGGTTCTTTAGAGCGGCGCAGCATCTTCGCTTTTGAATTTTGCGGTCCCGTTACCTTACAAGCAACTCCGCACCGCTCGCAGTGGGCGGTGACATTGATATCGTTTCCAAATAATTTATTCATTTTTTTCTCTTAAATTCTATTACCCACACCCAGGGATTTTCTTTCCAGCCGAACCCGCTTTTTTCATTGAGTGAATTCCAAAAAGTTTCAAACCAGATTCTATGTTTCAAATCACTATCTGCTGGCCAAGGACAGCCTTCGCAATTACAATCTTCCTCTTTTATTTCCTGCACCCGCTCTACCCTGATATCCGTAATCTCCAGCCAGATTCGGGCAGCCCACTTAGGCATGTGAATCGAGGGTTTCCAAGGTCGGCTTTCATCATAATCATATTTGGATAAATCAGCTGCATAGCATACCGAATCACTTGATATTTTACCTTCCGGATAAGTCATTCCTGCTTCAGGGTTAGGTTGCCATGTTTCCTTTACCCACAGCAAATCCCCGACCTTGCCATAGCGACAAATTTTTTCCGCAAAACCACTATTTAGTGGAATAGGAAAATTGTCTGTTAGGGGATTACCTGCTTTGGGCATGCCAATACAATCATCCCCGCACCATTGACGCACATTTTTTATTATCCTTCTCGTCTGCGTTTTTCTGCCTTCGAGAATCGCCCTGACCATTTCCCCGTTGAATATAATCGGCCTCTCTTTTTGCTCACTCATTTTTCACCTCGCTTTTTTAAACCATGTCTTTTCGTAGTTAAGAATTTTTATCCGCACGCCGGCCCTGTTGTGCATTCCTCTGCCCTGCCCGATGGTTCATAGATAACGCCCATAGTTTCTCCTGCTAATTCAGACAACCATTTCTTAAATCCTCATACAGGCTTTGAGCTGTATATTTACTCCCCAATTTGAATGATTCTTTAAAAACCGTAGGTATAACTCTCCCGAGAATATTATCTGGTATTAAGCTCACTATCTTCACTGGGAGTGCCATAATAAGTTCAAAGAGTGCATCCGCACCGTGTATCACACATATTTTTTGCGGTATATCCATTTTGCCATCCCTTTCTGCGAGTTTGGTGCCCCGTGGGGCGGTTTTAACCGCCGCCCCAGCCGGTTATTACCTACTTTTTGGCCTTTTTAGCTTTGGCAACATTCGATGTCCCATCCGCCTTCAGGTTCGCCCACTCCGCCGGCTCTTTAAATTCATCACGCTCGCAGACCTTTTTGTATTTCATATCGAGGTCAATTCCGAATAAGGCGGCTATTGCTTTATTGTCCTCTATCGATTCCGGCGTGCCGTCAGTAACAATGCCATATTGGAGATCTTCCCTTATCATCTCCAATATTCTCGCCGCCAGTATATCCTCTGCCTTAGCTTTGTTTTTTTGAAGTTGTGTGAGAGCGTCACTTACAAACTCTTCTACATTAAGCCCTCCACTGTGCATTTCGCTATCGGTCGATATAGCAATGAGCATGACGGCAAAAAGAGCGTTCTCGCATTTAAGGTCTTTTATTGTTAGATCTTTAGCTGATTCGTAAAATTCCTCAAATACTCTATTCCATCTCCTCCTCTCCAGTTCTTCTCGCATCTGGTCGGTCGTTTGAGGTTTCGGTTTGGTCGAATTTTGCGATTGTCCCTGCTGCGGCGTCGGCTTGACAAAAATGATTTTACCGCTGCCTTTGCCGTCAACAACCAGTGCCGGCACGGCCCCTTTGCCGCCTTCTTTCCCTTTCGTATATTCCCAGCCGCGAAGAATCCTGCCGTATATCTTTTTGGTAATATCATCCGGTTGTTCGTCCGACACGCAGATAAGTCCTGCATGTTTTTTCTTCACCTCTGCAAATTTCTTTTTCCCTTCCGCTATTTCCTTGCCTCTCCAGCACGCTGCGTCGAGGCACCTGTCTTTTGCCCCGCTTACCTCTTCAGCTTTCTCTGCCCATAGAGTCGGCTGGTGACTGCTTCGCTTCTCGCAGTTCACACATTCACCATTATCGAATGGGGCCTTTTTAAGTATCCTGAAAAACTCCGCAAGGTGTTTTTCAAGCTCCCTGACTGTAAATTGGCCGTGATATTCCAGGGATTTTATTATCTCCCCATCCTGAATATGCTGCGGGAACCTCGCAATCAGTCCGAGATGTGATGCCGTGAAGTACTGATAATCAGTGTCTTCGAGGACCATCTTTTTCCATTTCTCCGACAGATTACTGTTTATCGCTTCCAGCAGTCTCACCCACTGCTCCGGCTTTCCCATCTTCGACGCCACCGCCGGGACATCACCTTTATACTTTATCAGCAACAACCAGATGGCCTTGCCCTGTTCGAGGACCGTCAGGTCCTGCCGGGCGAAGTTCTCGGCGAACGTGACCTCGAACGCCGCTTCATCCGTCAGCTCACCATGATTGAGTGCCGGGATGGTGTCGAGGCCTGCCGCTTTTGCTGCCAGCAGCCGTCTTTCGCCGGCGAGCAGCTCGTAGTTCTTTCCTTTCTCGCGGACGTGGATCGGCACTTTGACGCCGAGTGACCGGATGCTCTCGACCAGTTCGGCAAATTCCGAACTTTTAGGATTGATTATTCGCGGATTGTCCCCGCTGGTCCTGATTTGACTGGTTTTTAGTTCACAGAGTTGCATTGACATAACTTTCTCCTTTCACTGATTCAGTTTCTAATACGTCCCGTCCACCGGCACTCGATGGATGGGGACTTCATTTTAATTTACGTCAGTTTTTTCAATTGCCCTTTACTGTTTCAACTGACCCACTACCTATTTTTCTCTAAAAGGCAACTGCCTTACTCTTACGCTCTCCGGCAGTTCGTTAAATCTTTGCTCAATATAGAATTTTCTCATACCCAAGTGGATAACAGGTATGTGTACTGCCTTTACCCATACCGGCACGCCTGCGGCCTTGCATTGCTCCACGATGCTTTCAATCCGTTCTCGCGGGCAGTAACGAGCGTTGGGGCCGGTCTCTGCGCCGACAATAACCAAATCAAGCGTGGGTAGCCATCTTTCGGCCATTTCCCCCAATGAACCCGACCATACGCCACAATAGGGACATTTACTTTCGCCCATATCAAACGGACGAAGTCTGCCACAACCTAAGCATTTATAGCTTCTTACCAATGCTTCTCTTGGTATTTCTACTTCTTCATGCAACGGCTCTAAACTAACGAAACGATGCGCCGTTGGTATCTGTAAAAGTATCGGTATTCTTTC